CTGAAACCGGTGAAGCTATCCCAGCTTTGACCTTGCAAAAGCGTGATTTCCAACTTTTGATGAAACGTATTCGGAAGAAATTCGGAAATGATAAAATCCGGTTCTTCATGTCCGGCGAGTACGGCTCTCAAACGTTCCGACCTCATTATCACGCTATCTTGTTTGGTTTACACCTTGACGATCTCCAGCCCTACAAGACCGTCAAGGAAGGAGGTGAGTACTACACTTACTATAATAGTCCCTCGCTCCAAGAGTGTTGGCCTAATGGCTATGTTGTCGTTGGTGAAGTCACTTGGGAATCCTGTGCCTATACTGCACGGTATGTTATGAAAAAGCTGAAAGGAAAGGAAGTTAAGTTTTATGCAGACCACAATATTCAGCCTGAGTTTACTCTCATGTCCCGAAAGCCTGGAATTGCACGTCAGTATTTTGACGAAAATCCTAACTGCGTTGAAAACCAATATATCAACGTTTCTACGCCGAAAGGCGGTAAAAAGTTCAGGCCGCCGAGGTACTACGACAAACTCTTCGACGTCGAATGCCCCGAAAAATCCGCAGAGTTAAAAGCCCTGCGAGCTAAGCTGGCCCAACAGGCCATGGAAGCTAAATTGTCTAATACGTCTCTTGATTCTTATGAGTTGCGAGACGTTGAGGAAGAGAAACAGTCCAATCGACTAAAATCTTTAAGGAGGAATTTGTAATGAAAATGCCTAAGCGAAAAGATAAGCGTGTGTTCAATCGCACTGCTGCCAAGTCCAAGAAAATTAACATCGCTCCAAAGATTTTCCGTGGAGGTATTCGGCTATGATTTTTTTTCTTTGTCGGATGATCTGAAAGAGTACGTTCGTAAAAATAATGTGATTGTCTGGCATGGTGATTATGGAATTGGCTCTTTGCTTTTTATAGATTCTTCTATGCTGCACGTTGTTTTTGCTGATCGACAAGACTATGAGAATTGGGTTTCTTGTGGTTCCCCTGAACAATTAACTTTATTTTAGGAGGTTCATATGATTACCGGTATCTATGCTATCAAGGACGCTAAGTCTGCGTTCATGTCCTGTACCGTTGATGTTAATGACGCTACTGCTATTCGTAACTTTGAACATGCTGTTCGTTTACCGGATTCTATTCTTTCTTCCCATGCGAACGATTTCGCATTGTATAAGGTTGGTGTTTATGATGATGGTTCCGGCGAGATTTCTCCTGTGTTTCCGCCTGTGCATCTGTGTGACGCCGCCCAGTGTCTTGTAAAGGAGTGATTTCATGGAGTTCAAAACCCAGTATGATGCCCGTGACCGTATCTTTTCTGACCCCGGTAGCCCGGAGCATATTACCTATGCCGGTCACTATGATGAAAAAGGACGTGTCGTCCTTGAGGAGTCTGGTCGCGAGAATATCTATGACTTCATTCAGTCCCACGCTGAAAGCTGTGACATTCATGTCCTCATGAAACGCTATCAGAACGGCGACTTTGAAGCTCTTTCTCAGAAGCAGGGCTTCTATGGTGATTTTCTTGACTTCCCCAAGACTTATGCCGAGGCCCTTAATCACATGAATGAAATGGAACGGCAGTTCATGGCTCTGCCCGTGGAAACTCGTGAGAAGTTTGGCAACAGCTTCACGGAGTTCCTCGCCGCTTCTGCTGAGCCTGATTTTTTTGACCGTCTTGGAATTAAGAAAGAGCCTGCTGCTGAGCCTGTCCCTGCTATTCCTCCGGTTGAAACTAAGCCGGAAATTAAGGAGGTTACGAAAGAATGAATAGAAATACCGAATCTCATTTCAGTCTTGTTCCGCATGTAGACATTTCCCGCTCTCGCTTTGATCGTTCCGCCAGCCTGAAAACCTCGTTCAACGCCGGAGACGTTGTCCCTTTTTTCCTCGACGAAGTTCTTCCCGGCGATACGTTCTCCGTCGATACGTCCAAGGTTGTCCGTATGCAGACCTTGCTTACCCCTATGATGGACAACGTATATCTGGATACCTACTATTTTTTTGTCCCCAATCGCCTTGTTTGGGATCATTGGAAGGAGTTCTGTGGTGAAAATACTGAAAGTGCTTGGATTCCGCAGACTGAATATACGATGCCCCAAATTACAAGTCCTGCTAATACAGGATGGAACGTTGGAACTCTTGCTGACTATTTTGGTATCCCAACTGGCGTTGCTGGTCTCTCTGTGTCTGCTCTTCCCTTCCGTGCTTATGCTCTGATTATGAATGAGTGGTTCAGAGACCAGAACCTCCAAGATCCTCTTGTTGTTCCGACCGATGATTCTACGGTCGCAGGTGTGAACACTGGCACAACCGTGACAGATGTCGCCAAAGGCGGTAAGCCTTTCGTGGCTTCTAAGTATCACGATTATTTCACGTCTGCTCTCCCCTCTCCGCAGAAGGGCCCGGATGTAACGATTCCTGTTGCTGAAGCAACTTCTTTGCCTGTTGTTGGTAATGGTAAGGCTCTTGCTTTTAGTTCTGTTAATTCTTCCGGTGCTTATGTAAGTGTTGGTTCTGTTAATTCTAATGGTTTTAATTTTAATGGTACTGCACTTGGTTCTGAAATTGGTTCCAGTTTTGGAAATAATACTACTTTTTTAAAGGCTAATTCTGTTATTGGTGTTTCTCCTGAGTCTGCTTTAGGTGGTGATCTTTCTAATTCTGGTTTGATTGCTATTGCTTCCGGTAATGCCGCTGCCGCTACTATCAATCAGTTGCGCCTCGCTTTCCAGATTCAGAAGTTCTATGAACAGCAGGCCCGTGGCGGTTCTCGTTATACTGAGGTTGTTCGCTCTTTCTTTGGTGTAACGTCTCCCGATGCTCGGCTTCAGCGTCCTGAATATCTCGGCGGTAATCGTGTCCCTATCAACGTCAATCAGATTGTGCAGCAGTCCGGTACTGAATCTTCTGGTACTCCGCAAGGTACGGTTGTCGGTCAGTCTCTCACTACGGATAAACATTCTGACTTTACAAAGTCTTTTACGGAGCATGGTTTCATTATCGGCGTGATGGTTGCCCGTTACGACCACACCTATCAGCAGGGCCTCAACCGCCTCTGGTCTCGTAAGGATAAGTTCGACTACTATTGGCCCGTTTTCGCTAACATCGGCGAACAGGCTATCAAGAACAAGGAAATCTTTGCGCAAGGTAATGACAAGGACAATGAAGTTTTCGGCTATCAGGAAGCATGGGCCGAATACCGTTATAAGCCCAATATGGTTACCGGTGAAATGAGGTCTGCGTATGCTCAAAGCCTTGATGTATGGCACTTGGCTGATGATTACAAGCAGTTGCCTACTCTCTCGGACGCATGGATCAAAGAAGATAAATCTAACATTGATCGTGTTTTGGCTGTCACAAGTAGTGTTTCTAATCAGTTTTTCGCAGATATCTATGTGAAGAACTATTGTACACGTCCTATGCCTATGTACAGTGTCCCCGGCCTGATTGATCATCATTGATTTATAGAGGGGGCTTTTGCCCCCTCTTGTTTTTTCTGAAAGGAGTTGTTATAATGGCATTTAGTACTACCACCAGTGCTTACGAAATGGATGGTGTCGGAGCCGCTCCGGCTGTTAATCGTGCCGCAGATCAGATCGCTGGTTTGAAAGGTGTTGCACAAGCTAATAGTGCTTTCAATGCAGAGCAAGCCCGTGTTCAGCGTGATTGGACAGAGCGTATGACCGCTCGGCAGATGGATTTTAACTCCGCCGAAGCCGCTAAAAATCGTGATTGGCAAGAAATGATGTCCAATTCTGCCCATCAGCGTGAAGTGCGTGACCTTATGGCTGCTGGCCTTAATCCTGTTCTTTCTGCTTTGAATGGCAACGGAGCCGCTGTCACGTCTGGTGCAACCGCTTCTGGCGTCGTTGGGAGCGGTTCTAAGGCCGATGCAGACACTTCCACGAGTGGAGCCATAGCTAACCTGCTCGGCTCCATCCTGAGCGCTCAGACGGCGATACAGAGTGCAAATATTAACGCCCGTACTCAAGAAGCCGTTGCAGACAAGTATACCGCTATGGAACATATTGTTGCTCAGATTTCCGCCGCCGCTGGTATTCGGCAAGCTGGTATTCATGCCGGTGCTACTCGTGATGCCGCCGCTACCTCTGCTGCCGCTTCTCGTTATTCTACCGATCATACTAAATACGGTATGGCTGGTAATCTAATCGACTACGTTTTCGGCGGTGCTCCGCTTGGTAAATCTTCTAAATCTTCTGGTAAAGACGTTTCTAAGTCTGCGCTTGATAATGTTCGTAAGAATGGTGCAACGTCTTTCCTTGATCTTTTAAAATCGCTTCCCGCCGCTTATAGGGAAGCTTTTGGAGGTAAATAATGTCAAGCTATGAAATAGTCTTTTGGTCGCTGTTCCTCGTTTCTGCTGTCCCTTATGTTTTGATTTGTCGAGTGCTTTGGCATCTTGGAAGCTATCTTCGGAGAAAGGATTAGTATGGAAAGTATTGTCATGGTATGCTGTCTCTCTATTGTTGCAGCCGCTACTCTAAAAATCATAAAAGAAATTTTTTCTTAAAAAGCGGCGCAAGCCGCCAAAAGAGAGCCACGGTCTAAACGCCGTGGCTCTCCGACTGTACGTCCGTCTACATTAGGCGTACACTCAGCACAGTTACTCTCTTGATGTTAACTGTGCTGAGTGACACCAAAGGTAACTTTGCGTGTCATGTAGGAGTTGATTAACTCCCTAAAAAATCATTCAGTTCCTAAAAATATAAAATCTATTAAATTAGTAAAAATAAACAAATAAACGTAAAATTTTATAGTAAATAAGCAAATTGATATTTTTGTTCAATTAAGGGGAGGACGAGCCAGGTTATTTTGACGTTATTTTGACAAAGTGAGCTTCCCCTTTTAGGCCATTTTTTACGGCTTAGGGGTGAACTTCTCTTTGTCAATTTGATTGTGCAATGATAGAATGATAGGTGGATACACCAATCAAAAACTACACCCGGATCGTTAGTCGCCCTATACCTTGACCGCTGAAAACAGACAGCCTTTCCGCCGGCCACTACAATGAGACCGTGGAGCATACACTGGCATGTCAGGTTGCTGTTTCACTTAAATGGTACATAGTGACTGAACACAGTGAATTTATTATTTTAGCCCTTTTATAGAGAATATTCTTGACATCTATGCCAAAAAAGTTTATACTATATGGACCGCTGATGGTTTTATAGTGTTCTATGAGTACGCTCTCCAACACTTTAGGGCGTTATCTGGAATAGTGTAAAATGTTATGGAGATAGTAATGGATGAGTTCCAGCAGTGGCGTAGGAGGTAATGCGATATGTCACGTATCAGAGAACTTGGCTTTAGCATTCGCGAGCGAGTATCCCATGATTCAGAGATGGAGCAACAGCTTCAGTGCGCTTTAGGCTTTACGCATCAAGAGATGAAAAAGATGTATGATGGTCGCCTTTTCTTGACCGGCATGGATATGCAGAAGATTTCTGAGGTTTGTGGGGATGAGTTGCTTCAAGCGCACACTCCAAGTGCTTATAGCGAACGAGCTATTCATTGCATGACCCCATTCAAAAACGAAGAAGGGCGAGAAAAAATTTTAGACCTGATAGACGCCTACATTGATGCTCGGGAAGCACTGGAAGGTTGTTAATGTAAAGGTAAGATGCGGGTAAAAGGACTTCCTTTTTGCCCGCATTCTTTTTTAAGGAGGGATGTAATATGCAGAGTTGGGACACGCTTGTTGATTTTCCAGATGAAGCCATTGACGAGATGCGTCAGATTATTAGCGCAAAGAGAAATAGTCCTGAGCTGAAAAGCTTTTTTGTTAACACAATTTTGCGTGAGGATATTTTCGATATTCTTGATGCTTGTTGCACTGTAATTTACTTCCCCCTTGAAGGTGAAGATAATGACGGTTTTCAAGTGTCTCGTACCGTCGATTATGATGGCGAACATATGCAGAAGTTCGTCTATTTGAATACGGAAAAGCCGTTAGAAAAGCAAATTTTTGCTGCCGGTCACGAGCTAGGGCACCTTTGGAATGTGGCTGATATTATTTGGAATACGCAATTAGAAAAACAATTTCCACGGAAAGAGAATGAAGAAGCGGCGATGAACAGATTTTCCGCAGAACTGTTGATGCCAGAAAAAACATTTTACCAGTCAGCGAGTTCCTTACTAAAATCTTACCAAACCGCCGATGGGAAAGTAAAGATTATCGATGGAATTCGTGTAATTGCCAGTCTTATGAATGAATTTTGCGTCCCAGATCACGCGATTGTGCGACGTTTATACGAAACCAAATGTCTTTCAAAGAAGTCATGCATCAAATTGCGCTTCACCGGACCCGACGAGACATATTCAGAAACATATGAGGAAACTTTTCATAAAATATTAAGGGCTTGTATTGATGAAGGCGGCTATACTCGGTTAAATAAGCCAACCTTAAAACGAGGAATTAAAGATTTCCCATTAGTTCTTAACGCGATTGAGCAAAAAGGGGTTTTCTCCCAAAAGAAAATAGAGAACTTGCGAAAGCAGTTAAATATTCCTGCGATTGACAGACAAGAAGGCGAACTTGCAGATAAAAACCTGTGAGAAAAGGGGTGCAACGAGTGAACGAAAATCGGGTCGTTTTAGACACAGATTTTATTTCCGGAATTACAGAATATGATGCTGGAGATGCCGCAGATTTGTTTCGCCGCACCTTCAGCACACTCGGAAAAAAGCCCGTGGTTCATTCTTTCGTTGCAGATAGAGAGTTAGTGCATAACCAAACTGCACAAATATTATTACATGAAGGCTTTGTTCAGTCTATTTCTTGCAAAGAACTCAGTGTTCCTGCTGGAATGGACGGCGAAGCCGAGTATAGAGCAAGTTTTGATGCGATGTATATGCGTATAAAGAGCGAGAAACTTCCTGAGCATATCGATATTTTTGGTAGAAATGCAGGGAAAAGTTTTGGTGAAATCCATTCAATTCTACTGGCTACAGAATTAGGAATTCCCCTGCTCTATTCCAATGACAGTGATGCGAAAATGGCAGCAAGTTTTTTCCCAAAGGGGCGTTTGACGATTATGAATGCAGAAGATGTTGCAGAGCTGTTAAAAAATCAGGATTTTGTAACGGGAAAAGAACGCAGATTTATCCGAAATTATTATCGAAGAAAGCAACGTTAAACATACATACGGTGCACAGCCCCCCAGTGCCGTCAAGAATTTGGGCCTGTTGACAAAGTGGCGCACAAATTCTTGGATATTTGATGGGAGCAACTGTGGACTGCAAACACGACATTTTAACAG